GCATCAGGGTCAATTACGCCCAGTTGTACCGCCTTAACCTTCACTTCACTGGCAATCAACGCATCCGCCAATTTACTGTTGGCATCAGTGGCCGCCTTTTCAGCATCGGCAGCCCGTTGTTGCACCCGTTCCACTTCGGTTAATTGGGCTTGTTCCAATTCATCCGCCTTCGCAGCCCGTTCCTTCAATTGCGAATAATCCGCAAATTGCTGGCGTGTTTCCCGCTTGGTTTGGGCCATCATTCTGTTAATCTGCGCCTGTTGTTCCGGTGTGAACTGTATAGGCGTGGATGGCTCCGGTGTGGCCGTTTCGACCTCAGCTATGCGGGCTGCTTGGCTTGCCTCATCCCCTGGAGTTTCCGTGTTCTCAGTAACCATTTACCCCCCCCCATTTATACCCGCTGGGTGCGGTAGCTTTTCAGTATGCCCCATGAAGATTTCAAAAACAACGTGACAAAATGCACAATCGGTTATTTGTATTTCGGGGGTTTGTTCCCCTGCAACCGTCTATCCTTGGGCGGCCCTGGCTTCACCCTGCCTTTGGGGTTCATCCCCAACCCACGGTTTATTCGTTTGGCCCCATTCTTGTTCGGCATATCTATCCCTTGCCCAGAATTGGTTGGTGGGGGGCTTCCAGCGCAGCCACGGCGGGTGGTAATGATTCATCATCCCCGCAATGGTTTTGTTCCAGCCCACAATATAGGCACAGCCGCAACACGATACCGATTGCGGCGTATGTAGCACGTTCCCCAGGCCACAGGGGGGCCAGGGCTAAATTTTCAGATTCGCACTGATAACAATTCATCCTGACCTACGTTGCCCGCCGGGAACGGGAACGGTGTGGGGGTGCCGATGGCCCTGGGTGTTCGGCGTTCATTTCATCCACAACTATATCCAGGGCATCAGGGGTAGATTCTGGAGTCATCGGCAGGGCATCTACAGGGGCAATGGGAGAGCCGCCCGTGAATTCCGCCCCGCACCCTTCGCAGAACGGCGTGGGCCTAGTTTCCTGGCGGCTCCTATCGCAGAACGGGCACCAGATTACATCGAACCGTTGCCTAGTCACTGGCCGCATTTCATTGCGTAGCGTTGCGTTCATAATGCCATCCTTTCATCATATATTCTGCGCCATTCAGGGTCTTCCCGCCGCTGGATATTGTTATCGCCGGGGTATGGGTCGCTATGGTCGATTTCCCCACGGAATATCCCCAGAGGTATCCCTTCAGGGAATGCAAAACAGGCATGGTTCCCTCCACTGATGCCCCCGATGTACCAGTAGCATGATATACACTGGTCTGAATTGCCCCCCGTTACTACTTCCATAGGTGGTGTTGTCATCTGAACCTTCCACTCCAAATGGATTTTGGATTGCCTTTCCGTTCCCCCAATGGCACTGTCTGTGCCGATAGTAAACCCACATCACCGAACTGGGCATTGGCCTGTATAACTTCTTCTATAAAATCCCTCACCCTCTTGGAGAGTCGTTTCCCCCCTTGGTGATAATCCGCAAAGGCTTCAGCGAAGAATTCCAAATCATTCGTTCCTGCATATTCTGAAATATTGTATGCTTCATCCCGTGCTAAATGGGTTCCATCCCATTTTTTTGTGTTAGGGTCATAATGGCGCAGATAGCCCTCCGGCGTTTTTCTGGATTTCCGTGATAGCACATCCAGGGATTTCGTATCATAAAAGCCATAACGCCGATGGTAATAATGCCCTATTTCATGCGTAATTATATTCGTCAGTTCGTCCTCTGCAACCGTGCCTGCCGTTGACCATTGGCGGCTTCTTATCTTTTTGATTGCTGGGCTGTTGCCCAACTTTTCTGCATCAACAATAGCCGTTTCCCACTGCCTTATTAAGCGTCGAGCAATCCTTTCATCCGATTCAAAGGCGGCTATGAAGTCACGGGTTTCCTGTGTACCTGCTTGCCCCGCCGCTTCCCGCCGCACGATAAACGCTTCCCTATCGGTAACCATCTTTTTCAATGCTTCTTCCTGTTGCGCTATGTTTTCCTTCAGTCTTTTAATTCTTTCCCCTGATGCGAATTCATCATATTGCTGGGCTTTCCGTGCGTTATCTGCCTGTGCCCTTGCCCCGATGGAACGGGCCGAACCCTTTTCAGCCATCCCCATATTTATATGCACCCCGCCTTCGTGCGTTTGGTAGGCATAAGCACTATTGAATGGTGAACCTTCTTTCGGATATGTGACTACTCGTTCAATGGGACGGGCATTATGCCGAACAATGGTTTGTTCGATGGCCCGATTAGTACCCCTAGCAGCCATCAATGACATTCCATCATAGTTTACCTCAACAGCACCCCCCACTGCCCTGGCCCATGCTTCCTGTTCCCGAACCATCCGAAAGGTTAATTCCGCCACCTTTGAATCATTGACGGCTATGCCCAGCGCATAGGGTTCGGTATCTAGGAATAAGGCCTCCCTCCCCACGAATTGCATAGGAATTTCAGACTCAAAGGCTTTCCCCAGTTCATCCAAGTTATCAATGTCAGGCGGGGCGGTTCTGGTTCCCCTTACCGGCAGATTGGTCTGGGGGTCTACCAAATCCCCCGTAGGTCTAACCGGCGGCGTGGAAGGCGTGGGTGTGGATGGCCGTGTGGGTGGGCGTGGCGGCGGCTTAACGGCTACACCTTCCCGCAATCCTAAATCCCGCAGGGGGCGTACTACCGCCGTATCACCCCAGATGGGGTTCGGGCGCACGGTTGCCAGTTGGTTCAGTTGCAGTTCCCCACGCTGGATAGCATCAAACCTAGCATTCCCCAGCATACCCCGCCGCACCGATTCCGGTTGCCGTGTCAGCCAATCACGGGCGTTCTCAGGGGCAGGCGGCATTTCCACATCCAGTCCCAAATCCTGATAGGTGATGGTTTCTGGCACCAATGTACAGCGTCCGTTGGGGTGTTCGTTCAGTGGTTCATCCAGGCCGTACAATGTGCCATCCAGGGAAATGCAGGCGATACAGGTATTTTCACTGTGGGCAGCCAAGCGGCGGTAACCCTTGACCACCTGGGAATTGTTGGCGTACTGCAACCGTGTGGCTTCACGGAACGCCCTGTTGGTTTCCGTGCGGGTTATCCGCAACGCCCGTGATAACGGCATCCCCGCCGCCACCCGCACCAGTTTCGCCGTTTCCCGTGGCCCCTTCCCCAGTGCGATACCAGTGCCTATGGATTCCGTGATGCCCTTGCGGGCTTCCGGCCCCAGCGGAAGTAGTAAATCCCCCACCGGTTTCCCATCCGCCGCTATCCCCACGAAGTTGGTGAACGCCTCATCTGGCAGCCGGTTCCATGAAAGGCCAATGTTTGCCAGATTCTCCATACTAATACCAGGGGGCAGGCCCGCCGCCACCGTTTGTTCCGCACCCCGCTGGGCCAGGCCTACCGCCGCACGTTGGCCAGCGGTGATGGTATCCCCCGCAGCATCAGCGAACCGTGCGGTGTTGGCTAGGAACTGCCGTTCCAAGTCTTTCATCCTATCCATTCGCATAACTTGCCACGGCTTTAGCCCACGGGTGTTGGAAATACGCACTAGTGCTTGGGTGTCCTTCTGCAACTGCCGGTACACGGGCGCATAGGCCCGAATCACCTGCGCCGATGCCACAGCATCCTGGGCCACCAATAGCCGCTGGAATTCTTCAACAGCCTTCTGTGCATCAGATGGCCCTGGCAATTAAATCTCCCCGGCGTTGAAGTTCCGCAGTATCTCAGCCCCGATGTTGGTTTCCTCCCGGCGTTCCGTCAAACCATCTACATCCATCTGGTCGATTTGTTCCTGGGTGTATCCCAACTCACGGAATATCTGGTGCTTGCTTACCCCTAATTCTGCTTTGGACTTCAGGACTTCCATATGCGCTTGTTCGTTACGGGTTTCAGGGTCGCCCCAGGTGGTATCAAACGCCATGTCATCCAGTTCCCCAGCCGCCGTACCAAAGGCCGCCTGGATGCGCAGCCCCATCGCCACACAGTCCTCCCAGGCGTTCCCGAAGTTCACCATCCTTTGCTTGGCCTTCTGCACCAACCCCGTTTCCGCTGTTTTCAATGCTTCCCCACTAGGCATCCCACCCACGATTTGGAACAAGTGTTGTGGAGTTCGGGTGGTTCCGGCGATATGCTGCACGATGGATTCAATAGCCCGTAACGGGCTATCCACGTTGGCGGCGTCCCACTGCCCCACAGAACCACCATCGAATTCCGAATGAAATTCCGTAACGCTACCTGGCAGAATGTCCAACCGGCTGGAACCATGATTCACGTTCAACGTGTACCGCTGCGGAAACGCCAGGGTGTCCAAAATCATAGTCAGGTCAATCAGGGATTTGTTCAGCAAATCCTGCATCGGAATCACGTTCATAATCTCCGATTGCCCGAAATCCGTACCCATCGGGCGGTTCTTGAAATGGATGAATGGGATACCCAACGGCCCCCCATCCCCAGCCAACCACGGCACCGGCCACACTTCATCAGCTTCGTCCTGATACTTCCCCCACACCCCACCCTTAGCAACGTACTTTTCCACACGGTCAGGGTAGTACAGGTTCAGCCGTGTTTCCGGTTCACCCCCCAGGTGGGGCCGCTGCATCCACTTCTTGCTAGCCCAATCAACCCTACGGGTGACCTCGTTGTAATGCGGGATTATCATCTCAGCCATCTGATGCGTCCACCGGGGCCGCTGGTTTTCCTCGTCCCAATCGCACAGCACGTAGCTATCCCCCAGCATGATGGCCTCGGTATGCACCACGTTCTGGGTGTAGTCCATCCGGTTCTGCCGCCACATATTCCAGGCCCACTCGCTGATGGCTTCATCTTCGATGTTGAACCCAATCACCGTCAGCCGTTCCGCCAGGGTATCCACCACCACGTTCATAAAATTATCCCTAAACTGCAGGCGGGGCGGCAGAAACTTCTTCAACCTATCCGTCAGGGCCGTGTCATGGTCGCCGTTGTAATAACGGCGGGCCATTGCATAATCTTCCCGTCTATCATCGGTCTGCTGTTGTATCCATCGCATCATGGATTCGGCAACCGGGTCTAACCCGTTAACACTCAACAGAACCATCGGTCAACTCCTTCTGACAGGCTGCAACGAACTTTTCCCTATTGAAGCGGGGATTATCCCCAGCAAAGTATCCCGCCAACCGTTCCACCAACTCCTGATGGATGATGCGGCTTATCGCATTGTAATGTTGCCTACCTCGCATCGAGCCATCTTCCTTTCCTAACTATCCAGCCAGCACCGTATGTGTAACCCAAGGCATTCCATGCGCCCCCCTCCATCGCTTCTGCGAGGAGTTCCCAAAGATTCTGTACATTCCCCCTTATCCGCTCCGTCAGTGTCTGGGCTTCCTCCCGGCTCAGTTGCTTCCGATTCGGGTGCTTCACAATCTCAGTTGTCATACCTTCTCCTTATTACAGTTTGTCCCAATAGATGGGGTTGTTAGGGTCTAGCCCCAACGGATTCTTGGTAGGGTCAATCCGGCCCGCCCCCACCAGTTGATGCACCAGGGGTTCCGGCGAATGGCTGGTGCGTAGCCGCATCATGGCCCCCGATAGCGCATCCACTTGGTCATCATGCCCACCCAGCGGGAACGCCTCCACTTCATCTAGGAACGCACCCACCCACAGGCCACGGTGCAGGCGCATGTTCCCCACTTCGGCCTGGCTGCTGACCGGCCCCGCTCGTTCCACCTTGGAACCTGTGGAACGCTGGCCCCGTACCGTGTAGTCTGGCAGCACCCTAGTAACGTAGTTGTGAATCGTATTCACCCCACTGGCCCCAGGTTCTTGCTCTATGAATATCTGGGTTCCACTGCCGTCCATCTGGGCCGTCTGTCGCACCAACCGTTCCACCTCGGCAGGGGTGCCACGTAACCGTTGCACATCCGCCACATAGTACAGGCCATCGGTGGCGTAATCCACACGTACCCCAGCCGTGTAGTCAGGGTCGGTTCCCATCCGTGCGGGGGTGGCTGCCAAGTCCCAGAAGCGTACCGATTTGTTTATCATCACCGGCAGTTCCTCCGTGATGGGGAACCATTCACGCCTGAATAGGCTGCCCCCCTGACGGGCTGACCAGTCGCCCAGCAGTAGCCGTTGGCGGGTAAGGGGGTCTAGT